TGTTTATCATCTTTTATAGAAAGATCCAACTCATCATGTATTTGTATGTGCGGTATAATTCCTTCTTTATAAAGTTCCAACATCGCTTTCTTGGTCATGTCCGCAGCGGACCCTTGAATTAATTTGTTGAGTGCCTTGTATGTGTAAGCTCTCCTGATCCCCGGTCCGTGTTCCCTGAGTGCATCTTCGTGTGGTAATGCTTTATGCATACCGAATTGATTAGGCTCCCATAAATGAAACCTACATAATCTACCTAATAAAGTTCTTATTTGACCACGGTCCTGCGCACGATTAGATGCTCTTTCCATAAGTTGTTTAACAAAGGGTACTCGACCATGATAAGTATTAAATAGTTCGGCAGCCTTCTCTTTTGTTACACCTAACTCAGCTTGTAGTTTAGCTTTACCCATTCCATAGAAAAGACCCAAATTGATCGTCTTGGCCTGTGTTCTAGGGATCTTTGCCATGTCAGCTACAGTTTGATGAAAGTCTGAGTCTTTGTTGTTATGATAGGCATCAACAACATTATACACTGATGGTAGTTTATACAGTGACGCATAATGTACAACGAGTCTTGGTTCTTGCTGTGAATAGTCAAAACATCCCCACTTACATCCTTCTTCTGGAATAAATAATGATCTAATCTTTGGACCTAGATCTTTATTTCTTGCAGGTATTTGTTGTAGGTTAGGATTTTGATAACTAAATCTGCCTGTAATTGTACCACCAAACTCTGATCTTAATTGGTTTATATCTGCATGTATTCTACCTTTGTGTTGATACTTTAATATGGAGTCAATAAAAGTTGTGTGGGCTTTGTTTATTTCTCTAGCTTTCGCAATCATCTTTACAACAGGGTGCTCGTGTTCTTGTAAAAAGTTTTTAGTAAAAGAAGGTGCAGCTGTTTTTTGTGTCCTCTCATACGGTATTTTTAAATTATCAAATACTTCTGCAATAGATCGTGCAGCCCATATCTGTGGTCTAACATTTGTTTCTCTTTCAATAGCTGTAAGTAAGTCTCTTTCTTCTTGTATTAATTGTTTCTTCATTAAATGTGCTTTATCCACATCTACTCTCACACCTTTAAACTTCATGTCTACAAGACATGGAAAGAGCTCTGTCTCTAAATCAAATACATCTTCGAGATCTTGGTGAATAATTTCTTTCTTCATCTCCTGCCATAAACCTAATGTAATTTCTGCATCACGTTCAGCGTAAGATCCTACGTGCATGGATGGTAGCTTGTACATCTCAGACTTTGGATCTATGCCCCACTCAGATGCAGCTTCAGCTAATGCACCTTCGTTCTTACCATAGCCAAGATAGTGCCAAGACAAACTATTGAGATCGTATCTAAATCTATTCTCATCTGTAATAGCTGCAGCTATCATCGTACAAACAATGTCACCATTTATTTTAAAACCTAATTGTCGTAACCAACAGACGTCGTACATAGCATTGTGAAATACTTTTGTTGATGGCGCTTCTAAAATATCTTTAAGCCACTCTAAAACTTTTTTACGATCCATGTTCCCTCCACCTTCGTGTGCGATCGGGAAGTATCCTTTGAAACCATTTGTGGCTACAGCGATACCGATAACATCACCGTTACCAATTACAGAGCCCGATCCTTTTTCTTTTAAGTCTGGATCTTTAGTTTCTAAGTCAATGGCTATTTCTTCTACTTGTCTAAGATCTGGAAACTCCGTTGGGATATTCCATTCTGTTTGTGCTTCAAATTTAGGTATTCTCATTGCTATCCTTTTTTAGTGTAAATCCTGGTGGCAGAGGTTTTGTAGTGGTGTCTTCTGAATAATCTCTTTCAATAATCATATCGATGTAATGCTTTGCTTTTTCAAGATCTTGTTTCTTTCCTTTATCACGATGTCTGATTATGTATTTAATAGCACATCCTTCCGGATATAACAACTCGTTCTCAGATATAAACTGACTTGGCTGAATTTTATACTTACGGTAATGGGATCCTCCGTGTTGCTTATCCCAAACTTTCGATGTCATAACTTCTCTCCTTATTTTTTCCTGCAATAAAATACAGATTTTGTTTTGCTCGAGTCACACCAACGTACCAAACTCTGTGTTCTTCATCCTGTTTCTCTAAGCTTTTTTGTAGTGATTCTAAGGTACGTCTAGACATATCTAACACCAATAAAACATTGTCAGCTTCTCCACCTTTTGCGGTGTGTATGGTAGATAGTTTAACTCTAGCTTCACCACTCAAAGGTTCTTTTCTTTCTAACATTTTTCTTATGTACAAACTATCATCTAAATCCAATTGTAATAACTCATACCATTTTAAATTTTTATCTATCTCTTCAATAGTTTTATATGTTGTGTATTCTAAAATATCTTTAATCTCTGCTTCGTTTAACTCTTCACCTTTTACGTAACGTGTCCAATTAATAACAATCTTATATAATTTTTCTGAATAACTTTTCTTATTTTTATATTCAAAATAAATACCCATGGATTTAAGATCTGGTATTAAACTAATTAATCTATAATTAGTTCTCGCTAGTATTAACCAGCTTCCCTCTTGTATGGGCACCTCTTGTAGTGAATAAGATTCAGGATATACATTGCCTGTCTCTTCACGTGGTTGCCATTTTTTTATTATCCTCCTCTCGTTTGGTATACGATTTAATATTTTATTTGCTATAGCCTGTATGTTTTGAGGAACACGATATGACTTTGGTAATACTCTTTCTTTACCTGGTTCTTTTTGAAATCGCTCTACATCAGCACCAGCCCATCCGTAGATGGCTTGGTCATCATCTCCAGCTAGTATGACATACTTAGATTTTTTCTTTAGTTCATCATACATCTTCCATTGTATGGGTGATAAGTCTTGTGCCTCATCAATAAATACAACATCAAAAGTCGGACAAAGTTCATGTGCGCGATCAATAAACTTTTGTATCATGTCGTTAAAGTCAACAAGTTTAAATGCTTCTTTTCTGTTGTCTAATTCTAATTTTAAAATCTTAACAATCTCAAAGTCTAGGTCCTCAGAATACATGTTACTATTAAACTCGTCTTCGATAGATATATTTTTTATTTTAGCTGCTGATATAAGTTTAAAATACTCACTATTTGAATCAACAAAACCTGTGCTGTCTTCACCGTTTGAGAATACAGATACTTCAATACCAACTTCTCTACCAATCGCAGCATAGTCTTCGTTCTGCATAACATTGCTTTTTTTCATACCCAAAAGATTAAAAGCAAATGAGTGTAGTGTTTGAAAGTATGGTAGATCTTTATCTTCTAGCTCAGAATGCTTATCTAACATTCTTCCCCTAGCTTCTCCTGCAGCTTTTTTAGTAAAAGCAAAGTACCCTATTCTATGTAGTGGTGTGCCAAACTTAACAAGTGTTCTTACATAATGTAAAAGTTTTGTTGTTTTACCTGTACCAGGAGGACCCAATATCTTTCTAATCATATAATCTCCTTATCGTAATTAATTTTATTGTGTAAAATTTTTACACTTTGAAACTTTTCAAGAGATATCTTAATTAAATGTTTTGTTGGTGTGTTGTATTCACCTTTCTTTTGTGACGGAAATCTTTTTTCTTCAATAAATTCTATGTTGCAATCTTTATAAAACTCTTGTATCATTACGCCCGTTTTATCTTCAGGATACTTCCACCCACTATTTTTTAACTTGTTATAAAAACTAGCAAACTTAAAATACGCAAACCCATCATCAATTAACACACCGCCCGATTTGAAGCTGACATCATTCTGTGCCCTTGCTCCATTTATCTTTTGATGTAACTGATCATGTAGTTTTTCTTTTGGTGTTGTTCCTATTGGTGGATCTTGTATGGTTAGTGTTCTGTACAGATCTTCTAAAACTTTTTGATCATCACCAGACTTAATCATTGGTGGTGGGAATCCTGCATACTTTGATATAGCATTACGTCTTTTTCTTTGATCGTTAACGTGTTCTACATTCTTACAGTGCACTGTTCTTACGTCTTCACCATCGGGCAGAGTAACATCAAATGTGTATTCTGCTTCAGGTTCTAGATCAATCTTGACTAAATTAGTAAGGATTGGATAGCTGCCCTTAGATCCACACAATACACCAAACTTTCTTTTTACACAGATACCTTTCTTACAGTAATCACTGATAGGACTCTGTGTGCATGTGTATCCTTTATATGTATCTCGCCATGATTTTAGTTTAGCCTTTAATTTATTCTTATCCCATGCATGTGCATTAGCGCCTGAAAAAAACTTAACAGGTGCATCCATAACCATTTGCTCCCAGTTTTCTTCATACTTTAATTTTACAAAGACGTGATAATTATAAAGGAATCTATCTTTACCATCAAAACCATCTTCTTTTGTCAACTTAGATAGTTCAGCTAAACACGGTGGACCTTCTCTAAATATATCATCAACACCTTGCATAGCCACAGCATCTATACTGTCTGTTATCTTTTTAAGATCTTCTTCTGCAACAAGATTAGCTTGTATAACTTTTATAAATTCTTCGAAAGAAAATTTAGTTCCGTCTATGTTTAAAGCTATTCTTTCTGATTTTTTGAAATAAGGTAAATTAATAAAATTACCCTTACTTATTTTTCCTGTTTCAGAATCTTTTACTAGTCGAGTTTGTTTTGGAAATATTTCTGTGTCGTATTTTAATTTGAATAATGGCAACAGATTACTTAAAAAAGATCTTAATACTGTTGCACTAACAAAATCTTTTAAGAATATGTATAGATGCATACCACCACTTTTAGATAGCACTGGTATTAATGGTAAATCAAACTTCTGTATTGTATCAAAAAACTTTTTACGATCGTACTTTTCATAATCTTTGAAGTCAACATCGATGGCACCAAACCTTGCTAGTCCATCCTTAGTACAAGGTTGGATACCGATCGACCTTTCTCCAGCCAAGTGTTCATTGTAGACTTGGTCTGTTATGTCCTCATCATTCCAACGATAACTTGGTTTCTGCTTTTTAGTGATAGGATCTATTTCAAGACGACTCATGTCGGCTTGACCGTAGGCAAGATCATACCCCGCGAAATATTTAGAAAATAGATTCTCCATAATTATTTAAAGGGCGGATCCAGTCTCCCATCACCGCCCTTTCTTCCTAACGAGGAAGTCCTAAATAATCGAATCCTTTTCTTCTGATTCATTCCCGTGTTTGACTTTTACTTGTCCTTTGGAAATGTTTTCAGAGAACGCTTTCGCTTGTTGGTAAAGAGCTGCGTCTTCTATTGGACCCACCTTGTTTACTTTCCAACCAAACCAAGTGCCTTTATCGTTTGACATTTGAGTTGTTGCTAGATTGTAAATATGACTAAATGCAGGCGGTTGATATAAATTACCACTCTTACCTTTTAGTCTTAGGCTTGACAACATTGAGTTCCAATTTCTACTAACTTTTAGCTGAGTAGATTTCATTGTAATCAATGCCGTGCATGGGCTGTCACCAGTCACAATTACATAATGACTTGCAGTTTTCTCTACGTAATTACCGTTTGGTAATCTGTCCTTATAATTTGCATCTGGTTTAGTTTTACTGATTATGTCAGATGTAGACGGGTGCACTGTTACTGGAGCACCAGAACCTTCACCTCTATCTTTCCACTCAACATATTCAAGTTTATAGAAACAAGGTATGACATTGATACCCTTCTCACCATCAAACAATTGATGTGATACAGAGTTATATATCATCCCTGGTTCTGCACCTTCGACATACTTACCATCCCTTTTGTTTACTTCGGGTGATAACTGTCCGAGGATTTTCAAAAAAGGCAGCGCTAAGTCTTCTTGACCTAACGTACCTAAACCTTTTCCAGCATCCTGTTCCATTACATTGGCAGGTAAGCTAGCAGTTTTTTTTGTTACGTTTCCTGTTTCCATGTTATTTGTTCCTTGTTATTTTAGTTCGGTTGCCTGCGAACACGTTAAACAAGTCCGCTGGCATATCCTGTCCAGCCTCGATACGCTCGCGAACTAGTGCTTTAAGTGTCATGGGTTCGACCTTTAACTTCTGGACAGGTTCGTACCCTTGACCTTGCGCAAGGACAGCATATTGCTGTGCCTTGTTATCTTCGTCACGACCAAAGGCAACGGTTATCTCATTTTTGATAAGATCACCTAAGCCGTGCTCACGAAGCCATTTAAATGCTTCTTCCTTCTTAGCAATAGGAATAGAAGCACCGTAGACGGGTTTAACTTCAACAGCTGAACCGTCTGCTAATTTAAGCGATGAGATGTTCATCTCCTGCATGATAGTAGGAATAACCTCACCTGAAACTTTATCTGCCTCTCGCTTTTTATTTTTTAGTTGCACCTCTAGATCTTTGATTTGATCCTCCAAAGATTGCAATCTAACGACCTGTGTTGAAAGCTCACCTGCGTTATCTGCAGAAGCCAGGTCTTTTGTTTTGTCTTGTTCAAAGTCAATACTACTCATTTATTTCTCCTTTCTCATATAAATTGATTTCAATTGGATAGTATCTTTTTTCTTGTTTGTCCCACTTTAACAAATTGAATTTACCATTTGTTAATTCTGATATGATAGAACAGGCTACACCTATTATTGCAGGGTCACCTGTAAGTAACACATAGTCAGTGGGTCTATAATCTTTCAACAGTTTTCTTAATTTAAAAATTAATGGACCTGGTGAAAAAATTATTTGCGATAGTTCTGGTAGTAGAAATTCTAACTTACCATATTGAGAAGCGCCCATAATATTAAACTTAGGACGACCATCCCTGGTCCCCGCTACTTCTTGCAAGACGTATACTTTAGGTATACGTGGTTGCTTAACATTTGAGTAATCCTGCTTTCTATCGTCTTTCATACTTGACATTAATAA